TCATAGGCATCACGGGTTTGCAGCCGGGGCAGGACATCAACGCTGTCCTGCAAGCGATCAAGGGCGTGCCGATCGACCCCAATCTCTATCAGACGCTCGAAACTTTTCAGGACATGCTGCGGGTCGCGGGCGATCAGCAGGCGGACCTTGGACCCACGTCCGGGGCGACGGCGACCGAGACAAACGTCGCGGCGCAGGCGCGAGCCACGTCCACGGGCTCGGAAGTGGACGACATCGACGACACGCTCTCTGCAATCGCCCAAAGCGCGGGCCAAATCCTCCTGCTCAACATGAGCGAGGACCAAGTCAAAAAGATCGTCGGCCCCGGCGCGCTGTGGCCGCAATTGACGAAGGCTGACGTCGCGGAGCAGATGTTCTTGGACATCAAGGCGGGAAGCTCGGGCCGCCCGGATCAGGCGCGCGAGCTTCAGAACTTCGAGCGTCTCGCGCCGATCCTCATGCAAATTCCTGGAATTGCCCCCAACTTTCTTGCGAAGGAAGCCATTTCGAGGATGGACGACAGCATCGACCTTGAGGACGCAATCGCTGACGGGCAGCCCAGCATCATGGCGCAAAACGCTGTCCAGCCGGGGGCTTCGACTGGCCCGCCCGGCAGCCAGAACCCCGCTGCACAGGGTCCTATGGGAGGCGCGAACGCGCCTGCTCCCCCGGCCCCGAACTCGTCGGCTCCGACCCCGGATAACTCTGCGGCGGGCGCGCCGCCGCCGATGACGCATTGATCCCGTCCAAACTTTAGACGTATAGGTCTAACACCCGGCGCGGAGGCCGGGATTTTGGGACCCCGAAAGACCAGATGGCCGATGGCGACGCAGTAGGCGGGAACGCACAGGCAGGCGAGAGCCAGCCGTCTTCCACGCCCGCGTCAACCCCCTCGCCGTCACCGTCCACGCCGTCCCAAACCGATGCTGGCCAGCCGACATCGACACCTTCGGCTGAAGGGAAATCCCCACCGTCCCTAATGGATGCGGTGCTTCAGGTGGTGAAAACCACCCCGGAGCCAGACGTTCTAGGGCGCAAGGATCAAACCGACGGAACTCCCAAGCCGCCAGAGCCACCAGTCTTAGGACCGGACGGCAAGCCCCTCCCCGAAACGAAAGACGAAGAGGTTGCGGACGAGGAAGCCGCGCTCGCTGCGGAAGCGAACGCTGCGACCAAGACCAAAATCAACCGGCTGTTCAAGCAGCGGCGCGAACTGCGCCGCGAAGTCGAGCAGCTTCGACCGGACGCCAGCGTCGGCGGACGGTTATCCTCCTTTGCGCGTGAGCACGATCTGGCCCCGGACGACATCGTCTTCGGCCTGACCGCGATGGCGGCGGTGCGGCGCGGCGACTACGCCGCGTTCTACCAAGCCATCTCGCCTTACGTGCGGAAGGCCCAAGAGGTTTTAGGGCTCGTCTTGCCCGAGGACCTTGGGGGCCGCGTCCAGCAAGGCCAGTTGAGCGAAGCCGCAGCGAGGGAACTCGCTGTTACACGCTTCAATCAGCAGCGGGCGCAGGAGGAAGCGCGCGTCAACGCGGAACGGTATTCGTCCGCGCAAATTCATGCCGTCCAGTCGGACGTGCAGCGCGCCGTCACTTCGTTCGAGGAAAGACTTGCCGCCAACGATCCGGACTATGGGGCCAAGGCCGACGCCATTAAGCGGACGGCTCAAGCGTTGCTCTTGGAGCGAGGCGGAAAGATCGGGACAGTCGAGGATGCTTTGGACTTAGTGTCCAAGGCGCACCGCGAAGTCACCGCTCAATATCGTCGTTTTGCTCCGCAGCCGCGTGCGACCGCTCCCGCGCCTAATGGCCATTCTCAACAGCCCAACGCGCGTCCGGCTCCGAAGAACATGATGGAGGCGGCGCTTGCTGGCCTCGAAAATGCGAGGCGGACGGGTGCTGGCTAACCCCATGAAGGGGTCCCCGAAATGGCTTTCACAGCCGGAGAAATCCAGAACATCGCCAATGCGGCGCTAGACTTCTATCTGTTCAAGGGCGAGCAGTTTCACCAGACCATCCAGAACCGCCCGTTTTGGGCAAAACTCTCGGGCAAGAAAAAGACGTTTCCGGGCGGCAAGGGCAATATTTCCCTCGCGGTTTCCGGCGCGTTTGGCGACGGCTCGGGCAACGACGTCGTCAAGGGCTACACGCACAACGACGTGGTGAGCTTCTACACCCCGGCGAACATCAAGCGCGCCGCCTATCCGTGGAAAGAGCATCACATCGGTATTACGCTCACTCACACTGAGCTGAAGATTGACGGCATCTCTGTCACCGATCCGATGGGCAACGGCTCGTCCACGTCCAACCACTCGCAGCGCGACATGACGGTGCTGGTCGGCCTGCTCGAGGACAAGCTCTTCGACATGGGCGAGCAATACGCCAGAGGCATGAACACGCTGGCGTTTGGCGACGGCGTGGCGGACCCGAAGGCCATGACGGGAATTGGACTTCTCGTCGCTGCCGACCCGTCCGTCGGCGTCGTCGGCGGTCTGGACCGCTCGTCCGCGACTTACGCTTGGTGGCGCAACCGCGCTCGCACTGTCGCGTTCGGCGCGAAGGTGACGGGCACTCCCGCCCTTGCGGCGTGGGGCGGCGACGCTGTCACGTCCGACCCGGCGAACGGCGGCACGCTCTTGCAGACGCTTCAGTTCGAGCGTCGGCAGTTGATCCGCTACGGCGGCAAGCCCGATCTTTTCATCGCCGGTTCTGCGTTCATCGACGCGATGGAAAAGGAAATGCGCGCCAACGGGATTTACTCCCAGACCGGCTTCAAGGGCACGCAGGACGGCGCGATGGGCGATATGGAGTTCGGTGGTCAACCGATCCTCTACGACCCCACCTTGGACGACATGGGCTTGTCCAAGCGCGCCTACTGGATCGACAGTTCAAACGTCTTCCTCGAAGCGATGGAAGACGAGTGGATGCACCAGCACACGCCCGCGCGCCCGGCTAACCAGTTCATCATGAACAGGTCGATCACCACGACCTGTCAGCTTGTTGGACGGCAATTCAACAGCAGCTTGGTTATCGACATCAAGTAGCTGCCAAAGATCGTCCACGCGCGGCCTCCGACCGTCTTGGACGTTGGGAGGGGGAGGGCCACTCCGCAGGGTTCCCTTCCCCTCTTCCCTGCGACCGGAGAGGAAACGAAAAATGCACTTCTGCACAGCAATAGTTTTGGTGGCTGGCGACAAGGACCAGACCGTCTACCGCGACGAATTTAACCCGCTCTCGTGGCCTGAAGTCGAGCTTGTCCGAACGATCCACGGCGACGACGCCGTCCTCGAAGTGAAGCCCTTCGTCCACATCAACCAGACTTGGCGCGACGAGCGCGCCCGCCTCGTCCTGAAATATGGACGCGAGTACGTGGAAGCTTGTTTTCCGGGGCGCGGCGCGAACATCCAGACCGACGCGCCTGAAGCCGAAATCTCGCACGGCAAAATCTGGAAGAACCCGCTCACCCAACTCGAAGAGCAGATCGAGCCGGAGCCGGTCGCCATCGACTTCTCGAAGGTGGACACAAAGGGCAAAGGCAAAGAGGCTCGCATCTGATGCAAAACACGGCTTCCCTCGCGAGTATTGTTTCGATGGTGCGGGCGGAAGCCGGTCACTCGATGGCCGTGTCGCAAGGGCAAAACACCATCGACACGATCAAGGCTCTCATTGCGCGCACGCAGACCGAACTCTGGACGGCTTACCAGTGGCCCACTCTCAAAATTCGCGCCGACAGGCAGATGAGTTCGGGGTCTTTCCTCTACGACTTTCAAGTCAATATGAGCTTCGAGCAGGTTCGCGAAGTCTGGGCTTCGCAAAGCTCGTCTTATAGCTGGACGCCAGTCAATTACGGCATCGAAGAGAACATGATCGCTCCCGGCGCGGGCAACTCACAATCGGGTGATCCGCCGCAGTTTTGGGACACGGAAAACAACTCCAGCGACAGCGTCTATCGTATCTGGCCGACGCCCACGACCAGCAACTACACCGTCCGAATGATCGGCATGAGGCGCTGCGACCCGTTGCTGGTGGACGCGGACGTGAGCACTCTCGACGCGACAGCCATAAGCCTGTTCGTCGCGGCAGAGTTGCTGGCCAGAGCCAAGGCCGAAGACGCGCCCATGAAATTGCAGAAAGCGCAGAAGTACACGCTCGCGCTGATGGGCAACTCCGTCACAGCCAAGCGCAAAATCTCGACGCTCGCGTCGGGCGCGCCGTCCAACCGGGGGAACCGGGCGACGCCCTATATCGACTACATTCCGCAGAGCAATTAATGCCTTACCTGCTGATTGATGATTTTGCGGGCGGGCTGGACACACGCAAAAGCGCGCTGACCAGTCCCGCTGGCACGCTCCAAAGACTGAACAACTGCATCATCACGCCCGGTGGCGAAATCGCCAAGCGCAAAGCCTTCGTGCAGGTCGCGGACTTGACCGGGACCTTCGGGCTCGCGTCCACGGAAAGCTCCGTCTACGCTTTCACGCGCAACGCCAATGTCACCGCGCCGGGGTCTGGCGTGCCCGGTGTCGGGCTCGTCTACCAGAAGCTCCCGAACGGCGCTGCGGGCTTGACGCAAACCGACTTCGACACGTTCGACGGCGGTGTCTACGTCGTCTGCTACGACCCGGCTGCCGTTTATCCAGCCAACGTCCCGCACTACTACAACGGCGTGCTCACCGAAGGGACGGGAAAAGGGCTCTACTGCCGGACGTTCGGAACCAAGATGTACGCCGTCTTGGGCAAGAACCTGTTCTTCAGTTGCATCGGGGACGCCGTCCACTGGACGAACAACAGCGCCGCGACGCCCGCCCAAGAAGGCGCTGGACTGATCGACTTGGCGATGCAGGACAGCGACGGAGAAAATTTAACTTCGCTCGAAATCTACTACGACAAGCTCGCCATCTTCTCGACTGAAGCCAATCAGATTTGGGCGATGGACACGGACCCGCTTCAGAACAACCTCACCCAAGTTTTGCGCGGCGCGGGCACCGTCACTCCCTCTGGCGCGCTTCAGTACGGCTCCGGCGACGTGCTCTATTTGAGCCAGACCGGCATCCGCTCGATCAAGGCGCGCGATGCGTCCAATTCTGGCGCGGTGAGCGACATCGGCTCGCCCATCGACCAAGAAATCCAGAACGTCTGGACGCAGCGGGGGAGCGGCTATTTCGCAGCGGCGCACGCGCTCCTAGAGCCCATCGTCGGAAGGTTTTGGATGATATTCCAAGACCAGATTTTCGTGCTCTCGTATTTCCCCGGTCCAAAGATCACGGCGTGGAGCCGCTACACGCTTCCCTTCACCGCCGACTATGCAGTCAACTGCGGCGGGCACATTTTCATCCGCTCCGGCAACGCGCTCTATGCCTATGGCGGCTCGACCGGCGACATCTACGACGCGACGGTTGGCGAAGTGCGCTTGCCCTATCACGACATGAAAAAGCCGGGGCACAACAAAGTGTTCGAGGCTTTGGACATGACGATCCAAGGCTCATGGCGGGTCGCCAACTCGTTCGACTACAACCAGCCGGACGTGGAAGAGACTTTAGGAACCTTCAGCGCGCCGACGTGGCGCACCGCGCGCAACGAGTTCACGGGCGACAGCAGTCACTTCTCGCTGCGCTTCTACACCACGGGT